TTCTTTCAAGAAAGCCGCCGATGCTCTACCAAACATATCTCCTAAATCTCTACGTCTAGCTTTATCACCACCTAATAGTTTAATGTAATCTTCAACTGTATATTCTACTGACTCTTCTTTTTCAGGTTCTGGTGGTAAAATTTCAGGTTCTTTTTCAGGTTTTTTTTCTTTTGGTTTTTTTGATGATGGTGCAAATTCATCTACAATATTTTCACTAACAACTTCACTAGTTGCAGTATCACTTGGTTTTTCTTCACCTGGAACGCTGGCTATAGAAGTATCTCCAGAGATCATATTCTGATATAGTTTTAAAAATTCAGGAGTAGATGTAACATCTCCTTCAGAAAAAGCTCCTCTACCACTAGCCACACTACCTCTTCCAGTTTGATCCAAACTTATTGGACTATATACTCTATTTGGATTAAAAAGTGTTGTTATGTCTTTTCCTGTAAATTGACCACCAAAATCTAATCCTCCAAATTTAGGATTGTTTCTAATAAAATTTACAATTTGTGCTCCTGTTATTCCTTGTGGGGCAGCACTATAATTAACACCATAACTACCTGTTCCTCCACCTCTTTGATAACCAACTCTACCACCTAATTCATATCCTAAACCCGAAGCGATCCCCGTTCCATAACTCGAAACCTTCCCGCCTCTGAACATTGGTCTTCTTAATATTCTACTCATTATCCAAATAATCCCAGTTTAGATCCAATACTAGCGATACCAGTACCAACACCTAAAGCTGTAGATAATGGACTAGCTGGTGCTGCTGGCGCAGCATATCCTACTGTTTGAGTAGGGAATGCACCTGGTTGAATCTGTGCAAGTTGTTGTCCTACTAAACCTAATCTAGTGAATGGTTCGAATTGTGCTTCTCTTGCTGCCGCTGCTGCTGCGTCTAATCCAGCTTGAGTTTGTGCTTGGCCTGCTTGACCTAATTGTGTTTGGTAAGTTCCAAGTCCTTGTCTTGCTGCTAAATCTGCTGCAGCCGCTTGTTGTGCTTGTTGAAATCCTTGTTGTAATAATTGTGCTTGTAATCCTGCTCTTTGCATTTGATTTCTTGCATCAAATTCTGCAGCCATAACACCTTCTCGTCCACCACCAAAAGCTCCAGATTGAATAGCTCTATCTCTCATACCTGTTCTGTTAATTGCTGCTTGTCTGTCAAACTCTGCTAATGTTGTATCAATAACTTCTTGTTGATACGGTGACATAAATTGTTCGAACGCTTGTGGTCCTACTAGTGATCCTAATCCAGCAGCCGCTGTCCGCGCATCTTGTTGAAGTTGTGACTCTGCTGCGATCTGCGGTGCATATGCAGCTGTGTTTATTTGTTGACCTATAAGAGGTTCTAATTTTTTAGTAAATGCTGTAAGTGCACCTTCTAATATCGGTGCGGGTAATACTTGTGATATTGTAGTTGGTTCTGCCATTATGCTCTTGCCTCTAATTTATGCATTAAATCATACATACGTTTTGCGCCTTTATTTACGCTACCACCACCTGCTGCTCTAACAGCATCGGCAGTCATTACAAATTCATTTTTGCTTAATCTTGCAGGGACGTCATCCGCTCTCTCTTTAGCACCAATAGGTATGAAACCACCACCTCTCATATCCATTTCTTTACCACCTAAATCCATTATACCACCATCTTTTAAAGAAGCAAGTCCACCTTTCTCCATTCCTTCTTCATTAAGCTCCTTGTCTCTTTTCATCTTGGTTTTTTTAAATTCACTGAATATATCCATAAATCTCTCATATCCATCAGGGTCTCTAAAATCATTTTTAGTATAAGGCTCTATAAATCCAGATACCATCATATCCATAGTTTTACCTGTAACAGCATCACCATCTCTTAAAGGTATAACACCTGCTGAATCAGATACATACATTTGAGTAACACCTTCTTCCATATTGTTTTGTGCTACGCCTTTAATGGCTTCCTTAATACCACCAAAAGATACATCACCACCATTATCAAAACCTACTCTACCACCATCTTTCAATCCTAATTGATCTAATGTTTCATCTATAATATCTTGTGTAAAGTTAGCTGCGGTCATAGAAGAAATAATAGCTGCTCTTCTATCCGCGTCTGACGCTGCTCGATCAGCGCCTGCTTGAGCGTTGAATGCTGCTAATTCTGCTTCATAATCTTGCAATGCTTTTCTAGCTGTGGCCATACCTAAATCTATTGATCCTTGAGTAAATGGAACAGCTGCTGCTGAAGCTGTTGCCATATTAAATCCTGCTGGTGTTCCTCCAGGTGCTAATATAGATCCAATTCCTTCTCCTGAAACATTTAACGCTTCGGCTGCTTTAGCTCCTGTGTTAAGCACAAAATCTTTTGCTGATCCTAAAAATCCTGAACTTCCAGTAGAAGTTCCTACTGGTGCGGCTTCTAATTGTTTTAAAATTGCAGCTTTATCTGTTTGTCCTGCTGCTGTCATGCCTCTTAATTGATCTGCAGCACCAGGTGTACTTAAATATCCTGTTCCTGCTGCTAGTAATGCTGATAGTCCAGAAAAATCACCTTCACTTCCTTCTTGTGATAATTGAGCTGCCAAGTTAGCGCCACCAGATAATAGAGCTCTGCTTACCATTGGACTTAAACTTCCAATACCAAAAGACGCTGGAGCAGCAAATGGTACAAAAGCTGCAGCGTAAGGTAAAAATGGTTTAATCTCATTCGGTACAACTTTATCAAGTACCTTTGCTACCGGTTTAGTTATCTTTTTGAAAGCTCGTTTTATCTTCTTAAATGGCATAGTTGTTAATTTTACTTGTTTTTCCTACTTCCGTCAATCGCTGATATTGGTCGCTGTACCCAAAGGTATTGACTCTACAGTGACATGAACATCCCTTCTGATGTGTTCAGATTTAGTAGAAGTATTAGGATTTTGTACATCCTGCATAGCTTCAGCGTCTGACATGTATTCTTGACCTGTTTCTGTGTTGGTTAATGTCACCTCTGTTTTAGGTGTGATTACCGGAACTCTTTTACCGTCTATTGTCTCATACCTCACAGAAGCTTCTGTTTCCACAAATGGCATTATCTATCCTCCCTATTGATTTCTAATATTGATGCAACCACGTCCACCGCTCCGCTAGTCGCTTGCACTTTAAGAACTTCACTTTCTTCCATAATTAAAGGTTCTGTTAACACTTGTTCTTTTTGACCAGAGGTCAAACTAACATCGTTATCAATTACAAAAGCTGTGCCTGCTGCATTAGTTAAAGTTACTTTTACAACTGCTGAACCTGCAGCATCTTCTGCTACGTTTATAGATTTAACAATAGCTCTTGAGTTAGAGGGTACAGTGTATAAAGCTGTAAGATCTGTATTAGTTAAACTTACTTTATCGTTTTTGTATATATTTGCCATTTTATCCTAATCCAAAAAATGTATATCTTTCAGAATCTTCTTTCAATTGTGTTAAATAAGTAGCGTTTAATTGTTCTACTATTGTAGAGATAGCTCTGTTAATTTGTCTTTGATTATCTTCTGTATATTCTTTTTTAGGTTCTGGTAATCTTACTACTATCTTTGTCATTATCTTCTACCATCTGGTT